TCACACATTGGAGCATTGCCATGTTTTCTGACCCCCAGTCCGTCACAATCAACACCGTTGCCAACTCGCTTCCGCGGGTTGCCGTCGGTGACCGTACCGCCACCTATACCAAGGATGACGAGACGGTGTCTCTTTCTGTGTCGCACACGTCCACGAAGAGTGGTCGTACGCGTCGTCAGGTGAGACTTGACATCAAGAAGATCGCTGCGGATCCTTTCGTAGCGAACCAGTCACGTGAGGTGAGCTGTTCCGCGTATCTCGTCATTGACGAGCCGTCGGATGCAGTGTTTTCCAACACTGAGCTCCTTAACAATGTTAAGGGTCTCACTGGCTGGCTTTCTGATGCGAACATGACGAAGGTTATCGCCGGCGAAAGCTGACGATTGTCTTCCTGGGGGGCGATGAGATCACTCAAGAGAGTGTTCACGAGTTATCGTGAGTGGGGCTGGTGTATCTTTCCGATTGCCAGCCTTATTCTCATTGCAGTAATCATGGCTATGGATTCCATACACCTCTATTAGGAGGGCTGGATGAAAAGCCTGATGATGCTCTGGCGTGTTGTCGCTGATGAATTCGGCGACATGTGCAGCGTCAGCACCACGCGTGACTATGAAACCGTCACGCGTCGTGTCAGGGATGAAGGTGCGTCTTTTCTGACGATCACCCTACCCCGCTTTTGTGACGACCTCCAAAAAGGTCTGTCCGTAGGCAGGGTAACTCGCGACATGTTCCAGGGATTTTCCTGGCATGCAGGTCTCCCCCGATTTCTCGGAGGTTTCCTCGAGCTCATCTTTGACCGCGCAAGTGGACAGCTACTTCTTGAGCCCAACATCGAAGCGATCCAAGCCGTAAGGCAGCTTTCGCTGCTCTATGGCAAGGTTCAAGTCGAGCCCGCCGAAAGGCGAGTTCGTGCAACGATTGAAGGGTTCGTGAAGTGTGAGCAGGAAGTCAAGGTTGCAGATGCGTTACGGACTGAAGGAGAAATCCAACAGTTCCAGCGCGTTTCCGCTATCCTTTGGTCTGACGTTCTCCAAAGAGTCGATAACGCACTCTACAGGGAACAGGAGGGGCCCAGGGTTTCTGATCCTGAATGGCCCTACCTTAGACCAAAGCACGGCCCTGGAGCCACAGCCGACCGTAAGGCCGGAAACCGAAAGTTTGACTTTTCGGAGTGGTCCCAGCGTCTGGAGCGCACATTCCCTTACGGTGAATATGCACTTCCGAATTGGCGGTATTTTACCCGCCTTGACCGTGTTGACTTTCTCGAACCTGGTGCAGAGCGACCTGTTAGGGTCATTACTGTACCTAAGACACTGAAGGCACCAAGGATCATTGCGATCGAACCATCCTACATGCAGTACATGCAGCAGGGTGTGAAAGATCTTCTGGTCCAATCCATCCGTGAGGATTACCTCATGGGACGGATAGTCGGCTTCGATGACCAGTGGCGTAACAACCACTTGGCCAAGAAGGGTTCCGAGACTGGGAACCTAGCAACACTCGATCTGAGTGAAGCTTCCGATCGTGTCTCCAATCAGCTCGTACGAGCCATGTTACATCGTTGGCCCCATTTGTTTGAGGCTGTCGATGCGACTAGGTCACGACGTGCTGATGTACCTGGCCATGGTGTTTTACGCCTAGCCAAGTTCGCGTCTATGGGTTCGGCGCTTACGTTCCCGATGGAGGCGATGGTGTTCGCCACCGTTGTCTTTATTGGGATCGAAAAGCGTCTAGCTCGTCCACTCTCCCACAGGGATTGCCAAATCCTGAGGAAGCGGGTGCGCGTCTACGGGGATGATATTATCGTTCCCGTGGAATTTGCTCAATCCGTGACTGAAACCTTGGAGTCGTTCGGCTTCCGGGTAAACTCAAACAAGTCTTTCCTGGATGGAAAGTTCAGGGAGTCTTGCGGAAAGGAATACTACGATGGCCACGATGTATCTGTGGTCCGTACCCGCCATGTCGTCGTTGACGGCGACAGGTGGGAGCTTCCTTCGTCACGGAGGTTCGTGCAGGAGATCGAGTCGACTGTCGCACTTCGGAACAGGTTCTACCTGTCTGGATTGTGGCGGACGGCCGCGTGG